GTAGCAATTATACGCAACTTTCGGCGTGAATCCTCATAAAACTGTTTTCCATGAAACTTTGCTTCAAACAAGAAATTGTCTATACATTGTCCTGTTAAAAATTCAAGTGTAACAGTGCGCGGTGGAACATGGCACATAATACACTTAAACATGCTTTTCTTAGATAAAGGCGCAACTACCATACCAAACTCTTTTACATATACAAGTCTTCTTTTTAGAAATTCCACTTCATGAAGTTTGTAAAAGCGTTTGTTAGATGTGCGTCCTTTCTTCTCCATATCTGTACCTAAAATACCTAATGAATCCCAAGCCTTAAGTACATTGCTAACTGTAAAAAAGTTAGCATCTTTAGATACATTAGCAATAGAGTCATCCCCATATACACGTAAAGTAACCAAATCAGAAAAAACTCTAGGTCCTGAATACAGATAATGGAAAGCCATCCGATAATAAGTAGAATTTATCAGACAGCCCAACATAGATGTGAGAGGTGTACCGGACGGCAACATACCGGTCATACTTACCAAATCACCATGCACATCTATTAAAGGAAAGAGTAACATATTCTTAAGAACAGACAACCTGTTATTATATTTACCAGATTTGTTACAAATAATATTAAAAGGAGAAAAGAAAATGTCAATACATCCACTCATAACTTCAAACATAACAGTAGCATCCATATTGGCTAAGTCTAAAGCAACCATTCTATTCTTACCATACCGGGTAATTTCCATAACAAATTTAGTCCAATCAGTAGAATGTGCGTTTATTCCAACTACTATTTCCGTATATCTTGTATTTAAACAAGCATACCTACAAGTAGTTAGTAATAATTCTCTCAATATCATCTGTATAAAAGTACTTGACATAAAGAAAGAACGAACTTTTCCAATGTTAGCCTTTTCTACGGTAGTAGCTTCTAACTTAAGTTGCTGTATAACTATATCCGGAACTATAATTCCTCTATCCATCATATCTTTATACTCTCTTACTCTTTCCATTACCCAGTCAAAAAAGCTCCAAGTATTATCCGAATTTTGAACAGCAAATTGCGATTTACTGCCTACATATCCCGCTCCAAATGCAGAAGACATGTTCATGCCGCCCAAAAACCGTTTACCTAGAACTCCATTGACTACCTCAAATTCATTTAAAATCCTTATTTCTTGTTGCCAAAAATCTTTATCATCTCCATATAACAGCGGATATAGAAATCTATCTTTTAAATCACTCTGAGCTTTCCTAACTAAGCCTACATCACGAACTGTATTTTTCCTACTAAAAGCTCTTATAAGTTGTCTGACACCATGACGCTTATCATCATCATACTTAAATGGAGGAGCCACATATTCTGTCTCCACCTTGAAAGCCTGTTTGACATCCTCACATATTGGCGTATACACAACTTTATTATTATAACTATATCTCACATTTGCACTACCTAACAATTGGACTCCATCTAATCGATCTACTGTATCTAAGAAAGGATTTTTCCTATATATTTTTGGAGTATAATTCTCTAATGCTGAGTGCTCAAAGTCAAAACCACTCTGCAACAACACTCCATTTGAAAAGTATTCAATTGCTTTCTCAAGATCCCCACGTAGAATAGTACTAGCTACGCTAATCTTATTAGACGTATTTCCACCTACATGAATGCCTAATATACTGGAAACTTTTCTAGTCTCGTCAAATAATACAGCACCGCACAAACCAGAAAAATTATCACACGAATACAAATATCCAGGAAATGAACTTTCTTCATGCGGGGAATTGTTAGTTACAGAGCTAGAATATACTATATCTTTAGTATCTAACATACTTTTAACTCCTAAACTTTTCTTAAATAACAACCTACCTACACATTTGTCTATAATAGGTGAGGTAGGGAAGGAGTCAAGTAAATCTTTAGTACGTAGATGATCCATGTGTTTTTCAAGAAACATCACACACAAATCACCCGGGAGACGATAAATATTGTCAGATACCAATTGCACTTCAATAATAGCGTTACCGCAATTTTCATAGGATGGTACTTCAGTCTTAACAAACTGAAGTACATTTCCTATTGACTCATATACGAAATGATACGGTAATATCACATATTGATTTGCAAAGGACAAAGCAGAAACTATCTTTTTCGAACAAGTATTCCTAACAAAAAACATATTTTTACTCAATACATTTTCTAATTCAGTAGGCGAACGATTACTTGTAACACTTGCTTTATTTAAAAATACTTCCTGCTTATTTTTATACCACTCTTGTTTAGTCGCGTTATCTGAGTGTTTGACCTCCTCAACACTCATATCATATCCCACTTGTATCTCACAATACAATGTTGAAAATTGATCAACCAACATTGGTATAAACATACTAATAGTAGTATATGACAACCCAATAGGTAATAACACATCCCTTACTAAGTCAGGTTCTGAAATTTTCCTACATTTTTCATAGCGAGTGATATTTCTTAATATTTTTGTGGAAAACTTAGAAAGAGACATAGGCTCCCATCTTTCTTCCTCTTTCTTTTCTGCTTTCGTAGGAGTCCTAACAAAGTTGTTATACATAAATGTAGTAATGCCATAGTCCAGACTATGACTATCATGAGCTACACCCATATTTAGCAACTTATAATTATATAAATAATTAATATAATCCAAAGCCATTCCAAATCGTATTAATGGATGCTTACTATACGCATAACAGGCCAAAGCTGTATCTTCTAAAAACACAGGTATAAAGTCTAAAGGATTAGTTATAAAATCTTCTATATAAATGAATAACCTATCAGTAATATACAACACAATATCACTAACAAACCCTGTAAACCAATTATTCATCAAGTTCTTAACCTCTATACTCAATTTCTTAACATTATGTATTAGCAACGACGTCTGTAAAAACGTAATGTCCATATTTTTAATGCGCATATCTCCTAGCAAATCCATTAGCTTTTTACAATATACAATACGTTTGTCAACTCCCGATTGGCAGCGTAACGAAAATTGCATATAGTCAAAAGAATTATCATACAAACCTTGACTTGAATATATACTATCGGAAGCAGAACTAATATCAGAGGCATACTGTTCACCTTCTAAAACTTCTTCATTGATGCTCTCCTCAATGTATTCATATTCATGGTGAACAAAATCATCTTCCACCGCTGTATCATATGAGTTAGCAAGTGATATATCATCATCTTTACTTACTAGAACCTCTGAGTTATCAGAAGAAACACTAGATCCTAGTAAGGATGGTAAACTATCTTCATCTGAAGCTTCAGATATATCATACAATGCCAACTTCTCAAAAGTTTCCCGCTCTTCCTGACACTTATCACAATGCAAACCTAAAGGTAACCCATGTAGACAATAATTAGTTTTGTCATATACTTTTTCATTAACCTTAAGTACTGACAATTGACCATCAAAATGTTTCTTTGAATGCCATTGCAAAAACTTTAAAGTGTCTTCTAAAGATCTCCTCTCCATACGACTACCAGCACAATCCTTGGCAATTACATAACGGTGCAAATTATCGTATTCTTTAACTGGCTGCATAAAGGTATCTTTAATCTGAAAACCTATATCTTGTATTTCACATTCATAACAAGTAAATAGCCAGGCATCAGGACAAATAGATTCTCTTTGCTCAGGTGTCATTCTGCTATAATCAATACTAGTCGAAATAGCATTTTCATCAGTATTTAGTTTCCTATACTCAGGTTTAACTTCACCATGTATTTTCACCTGAAACCTACGTTGTAATGCTGATGGAAACCTAGCTACACTCTCAACATCCTGAGACATACTATTCGATGCCCATCCTCCTACAAGAGCACGATTAAACAAAGTACCTTTATCCTTCAAATCTGCACCAGCCAATTCATGTGGAAAATTATTACTAGCTCTTAAGATCCAATCAGCCAGCACCAAAAATAAATGAACGTACTCAGAGCTTAATGCACCAGAATCATCTATTAACCATACAGTAATAAAATTTTTCCAACCAGATTGGAACTTATTTCCTTGATTTAAAAAGAAAATAAATTCCCTCGCAAAAGGTATATTATTATGTATTGCTATAGTACTTGCGAAAAGCTGTAATAGATGAGTCTTGCTTATACCAGATCCTGAAAAAATCAAAAACATATACGGTTGTATTCTAGATCCGGAATGAGCTTCAACTCTTTGACATTCAACTACCATCGCATCCACTTCTTTGATCCAATCATCCACAACTTTCAAATCCATACCACGCTTAGACTTTCGAATTCTATTTAGGTCCATTAAAAAAGTATCTAAACGAACAAGAAACTCAAACTGTTTGTGACCTTTTATAAATTCTAAGTCACCAGTACTATATAACTTGAAGTCACAGCGTAATTCTCTAAGTCTTCGTGCTAACTCGTCAGTAGACGTCTCAGTAACCAAAAATCCATCAAGAGTACCATCTTTTACATAAACATCTATAGCATTAACAACGTACGTTAATGCCCATATGATTGACTCTAAAGGATTATTGTTAGTAGAAAACAAGGAAAAGATATGGGATATTGCTTTATATAAACAATTTTCCGTCCAATCAAATAACACAGTAGGACATAGAATTGTAGTCCAACATTTGAGGATAAATTCCATAAAACTATTAGCAAATCTATTGTTCTTAAATTTATCGACATTTGTTACTAATTCTTTCATCCACTCTGTAAAATTTCCTAAGGTAGCTTTACTATCCTTGAAATTTGATATTAGACCAACAAGTGTATCATATAAAGATATTGAAACAGAACTTTTAAATAATAACAAAATAGAGGAAAATGCAGTATAAATTGGATGATTATAATATTTTAAAATATATAATCCTAACATTTTCTCCAATAGAGTTAATATTTCAGGTACATTTATCTCAGTACCAGATTGCATCTCAATATTTGGAATATCTTCATATATATCTATACCAGATTGAGGACCTACAGTGCTCACATGATTAGTCTTTAATTTCTTTTTGAACTTTTTCTTTGTTTTCTTTTTCCGACTACCCAAATTAGCTGTAGAAAGCTGCTCACTTACTTTCTCCAATTTAACACATGCAGCTTTCTTATTCTTCCATCTTTTCCTAGTTTTACTTTTACTATACTTATAATCCAAATCAATGTCATCATTACAAATACCTGCTTGTGGTACTATATATGCTAGGTCAATCATAAATTCAGACAAAAATTCGGAGTAAGTATATACAGTTCCATGCCAATAATTAGACAGTGCTTTTACTATAACATCTCCATTGATAATATAAATTTCTCCTTTTAAAGTAAAAACCCTATATCTATAAGGACTTGACAGCATGCTAACACAAAACTCAGGAATATAACCATCAACATACCACTCTCCAAAACACAACCAATCTACTACTAATTCAAAGTCTTCATAAAAGGAATCAGGACATACACATATTTCACCACTCTTATAGACTTCCAAACCACTGAAATAGTAGTCATTTAAAACTTCTGGCCACACAGGCAAAATATAACTAACTAACGGATTATGATTTAATTTCGACATCTTGGAAAATATAATTTTGTTTTCTTAAAATTAACTCGTGTTTTCATGATTTAGATTGTTTTATTAGTCACATTTTGCTTACGAACATGTGGGGCTCGTTGGGTAAGTTAGATGAGTCCGCCCAGGTCTAGACGATACGTAATTCCTCCGTATTCGGGCGTTTAATGGCAATTGCAACTATTGCTGGGACTATACTGCTTTCACCCCTTTTGTTCTGTTGAAGTGCTTGTAATCATATAGCTTCCAAACTATAATCAAATCAGGTAACCACTCAGGCGTCACCTAGGTTGACCTCGGCGTCACTTGTATACAAAGTAGCATGACATTACAAACCGGCAAACCTAACACTTTCCATTTTGATGTTGCTTTATTGATTTAATCCACTATTACGTGTTAACCATTCAGATAAGTATGACTAACCTCTACTTGGCCTAGATTAGTACGAATCCAAATCCCCATTTGGAAACACTATCACCTCTCTAATAAAAGAAAGTTAACTTTAGTATACGTAATAACAGCTAAATCAATGGCCCGACAAATAAGTAAACCAACACTTACTTATTGCTCCTCGTATAGATCTATCCAGTACAAGATCCTATCGGAGAAGACTTACCTCTTTGCGTTGACCTAAGGTACCGCTACAGACTCCCTACGACTATAGTAGGTGTACTGTCATTTAGGTTTTTCACTAAGACATACACTAACATAGCGTTGAGTTAAAAGAACAAACTACCGCCACGGACTACTGGACACTTATACACACAGCAAACCGTCGTTTAGGTGTTTCACATCAAGGCAAAAGAACGTGCCTACCAGTCATTAACTGGGTGGTACAAAACGTAAATACGAATATTATTATAGCAATCTAACATAGATTATACTCACAACATGTGAGCGCTATCCGGGTGAGGACTATCACCATTTGAA